CGTGCTGCGCGCGGGGGGCTCTGAGGCACCTCACGGTTTATCCAACCTCTGATGGCCTCCTTCATATTCTTCTGAGAAGGTTTAGGTTTCTGAAATGCTAGGCTAGTCACCAAGTTTTTATAGGCTTGAACCTTGTTGGCTGGCATCCAATTTGGAACTTGAATTCTACCAGTGAAACGCGCCTTGGGGGCCTCGTTGGCGCGATTGACCCGAGTTTCTTTGAGGAATTTCTTGTAGGCCCGGTTGATGTTCGCTTTGAGGGGCTTTCCACGCGCCCCAAGTGGCAGTTTGCGATAGATCTTCATAAAGAGGCTCTCATTACCTGCGCGTGACATGTTACCGAGATTTGCACCGAGACGTGCGGCGTACTCGAATTCCAGAGCGTTCGTGTTGTTGTTTGAACCAACAGACGATGGGCTCGGTGCCGCCTTTCTCGCCGGCACCGGCGCCGACATGGCCGCCTCCTTCCGCTTGCCGTGAGCCACGGCCCGGAGAGCGTTAAATCTGTTCGCAAGATTCATGCCGTTGTACTCTGCGTGTAAATTTGCCGGCAAAATTGCCTTGGCGATTCTGTTCCGTTCATTGGCACCGAGAGTCGCCCACTCGCGCTGCGTCTGAATACCCTGCTGAGTTGTGCGAGCGACGCGGCCGTTGTTGAGTAACGTATAATAAATACCATTAGTATATACATTGAATGTCCTATTTGGTCTATTTGAAACGCCCGCCTTATTCTGAATCAGCGCAATCAGGGCTGCCGGGATCATCTTGTTTGACGCGCGCGCGATGTTCAGGTTCCGGGCGATGGCCAAGAGCTCCGGCTTGGTCAGACGCGTCGCCTGGCGGTTGTTGATGCGCAGGACGCCGTTCAGGCCCATCTTGACGATGTGCTCCGCAGTTTCCTTGGCAGTTTTAACATTCTCTGAAATCTTGAATATTTCACGTACAGCCTTGGGGATATTGCGGCCGGCAGCCTCGTACGTCTTTATCACAGTCTTGCGACCGGATGCCAGGCCTGCTGGAATTGCGAACCAGTACGGCTGCTTCCCCGGGCCGGGTCGGACGTAAAAGCCCGGCTTGGTCGCGTTCCAGCTCGGCGCGCGGCGATTCTTCAGGGCCGCCTCCTTGGAACCGTTCCCCTCTGGCTCCTCAAGTGGGTGTCCTGCGGCGGTAAACACCTTGGCCGTCGCCGCTGGGATGGGCTTTCCCCACTTTTTGAACGCTTCGAGCACCTTGGGCGCGACCGCCTTGAGATCCAAGGGGCGGATTGGAACATTCACACGCACAACCTCCGTACCAAACGGCCCGTAATTCGCGCCACCGCGTCTTTCGAACAGAATATACGGGTACAGACGGGGCTTTCCGTCCGTCCCTGGACGAATGTAGTACCCCTCGGGTGCCGGTCGAAGCCGTTCCCAGGTTCCAGCGAGTTTGTAGCGTTCGGCGAGCCGACCCGTCGCGTTCGACTTGCGCCGGGGTTTCGTGAGCATCGCACGCTTCTCGAAGTTGAAAATAAACATGGGTGCCACGCCGTACTTGGGGCTCAACATCTGATTGAAAAACTCCTTAGGGACCTCAATGTCTTTCGGGTCTTTTATACCTGAAAACAGAACGGTTCCATTCTCAAAAAACTGATAGGTCCATTTTGGTTTCTTTAATTTCAGCAACACTGCAGGAATGCTAGATCCTTTCGGCCCCGTGCTCCTCACCGACTCGCGAATATCTTCGGGCAGTGTGCGAAGTTGAGACGCGAGGCCTTCCAAATCCAAGTGGCGATTGATGTGGAACATGCCGTCAATCTTCCTATACGTGGGCTGTGCTCGAAGCAGCAGCTTCGGGGCCCATCCATTTCTGACGATGGTCAAGAGAGCCTGCTCGTAGTTGCCCGAGCCAAGCACGTCAAAACCCGCGTCTGTAAAGACGATGGTGACGTTTCGGTACCGAGCCATGAGCTTCTTGACGCCATCATCCTCCCCAAGCCACCGACGCGCCGAAGCGTCCCAACGTACCACCGGGATCGTCGTCTTGTACCCGATAATCTCTGAAAATCCCTTGGGTTCCGACTCGAATACAGCGCGCCAGTTTGTCGGCAGCTTAAAGGACACTATCTGAGCCGTGATGACTGATTTTGAAAGTTTATACAATTGATGATTATTTGTAAAAATCAGCTTCCGCCGGAAAACCCCTTGGATTTTTCTGGCGGCCGCGTTCGCTTGACGAACGTCGTTCATCTTGTCTAGTACATAGACACATTTTAATTTTCCACAAAGTCGATACCAAAGATGAATGGCTGGGATGAGTACGAATTCCCGTTCCAAATTCGGGACTCTGTCCGGACCTCGATTTCCCGCGAACTGAACGGACCTGCGTAAAAGTCCTGGTTGAACTTGAACGTGCCGAGCATATTCTCCTTGCAGTGCTGGTTGAACCGCTCCACAAAGATTCGCTGCGGGACGCACAGGTCCTTGCCGAGACGCACCTTCTCCGAGCACAGCAAATGCTGCAGTGCGTTGGTGACCGTCGCAATCTGGTTCTGAACCTGCTTGAAATAAGCCGGAAGGACGTTCCAGATGTCCTTGTCAGCGTACTTGTGTGCGTAGTCCAGGTAGGCCCGCAGACACTTGCAGAGGATGGACGGTAGCTCGAGCTCGAGCTTCTCGTCCAGATGCGGGTCGGCCACATCAGGTGCGATCTGTCGGCCGAAATTGACCGTCGCGAGGCGGCGCAGGATAGACCCGGAGTTGTCCTTCCAGTTGGGAACCTCGTTTCCACCCAGAATGCCTGGAGTCTTCCATTGGACGCTCACAGCCGTCTCGCACTTGCGCGCGACAGAGACGTCCTCACCAGACACGAGCGACTGAAACTCAGCCTGCTCGAGTTGCAAGTCCCCCTTGATTTCAGGGCTAATAAACATGAAACCCTTGTAAATGCTCTGAAGTCCAAACTTCTTCTCGATGTTGTTCGACAGGGTAGACACGTCCTCGCACTCGTAAAACTTGCGCGCCACCTTCGTAATCAGGGTCGACTTGCCAGACTGGGCGATGCCCTTGAGGAACGGAATGATCTGCCACCCGTCCAGCTCGTTCACGTCGAAGCACAGCCGCCCCATGAAAACGTAGATCCAGCGACACACCGCCTCGTCGAACCGCTGATAGTCCAGCACCTTCTGGAAGTTGGGAGTGCCAATCTGGTACCAATCTTCAACCTCGTGATGAGGGTCGAAGGGCAAGTCAAAGTACTTGCACGACACGATACTTGGGTCAAGCTCGTGAAACTCCTTCGACGTGTACTCATAAAAGGTGAACTGACGCGCACCAGTCACAGGGTTGCGATTCTCGTCAATCGGGCGGGCGTCCAAAAGGCCGTTCCCAAAGGACCAAATGTGCCGGTCCTTTTTGATTTCAGAAAACTGGATATCCTTGCAATTGGTCAAGTGACGAATGACGTCATTCGCCATACCGCCTCGGTTTGTTAGATTCATCCACATCTCGGCGTTATCCTCCTTTTGAGTTTCGTCGTACACAAAGTCCTTGATTTCCTTGATGGGCTTCCAAGCTCGGGTGTTGCGAATCTCCTTGCAACACTGATCACGGTACCGGCGGTACCCGTTCTTGTACGCCTGCCTCAAAAGATAGATGAGAAGATTCTGGTAAGGACTGGTCGCCTCGCCGATATCAAAGTCGACGTCAGGATTCTCAACCAGAGGCTGGTTAAACATCTTGTATTCAGCATCATTCTCGATGAACTTGTGCACGACCTTCTTGTAGCACTCGCGGAACCGCTTGATGCGCCGCTCGAAACTCATCTTGTCGCCGTTAATATCTTCCGTCTCGGACTTGGAGATTTCCAAAAGCTCGGCACGGGCTAGCATGTAGCCGCAGATGTTGATTGTGACGCGCTTCTTCTCGAGCATTCGCTCGAGATCGTCCTTGTTGATATCAATTGGAAGTCCGCACTCGTCGCGTATCGGACTCGCGGGAAGCCACTTCTCCGCCAACTTTGAATAAATCTCTTGACGTCTGTCTGTATTTTGCAAATTTAGAAACAAATTTCGTTCGCAATCAATTAGCTTGCTGTTTAGATCGTCGGCAGTCCAAGAGCTGATTTCTTTCTGGTAAACACTTCCATCTGGAGGAGGTGCCTTCTTTTGTGTGGACGCCTTAGACATTATTGAAATAACGCTAGACTTTTTTAAGCGGGTACCAGACCACGTCCGAATGACGTGTGATTTAAGCGGGTGCAACAATGCCAGTTGGCGTCACGGGAACCATCTTGTTCAGTGTAGCTGCAATCTTGACTAGAATTTTGTTCTGCATTTCCATATTCAATGCCATTTTCTCAGCAGCATCCTTCAGGCTCACCAGGGCGGTGGCGATCGTCTCGCCCTCCTCTGTGGCAAGCAGGCTCCCAAGCGCCTCGAACATATCCATACCCTCGTCGAACTCGTCACCTTCATCGTCTTCATCCTCAATCTCATCGAGCTCCTCCTCCTCTTGGACAATCTTGGGTGGCGGGGCGCGTGGGCGAGACATCTGTATTATTCTTTAAGGAAAAAGGTCTTGAATATTTTCGCAGTTGATAGTAAATGCCCGGGGGCGCTCTTATGCAACTTGTCGCCTATGGCGCTTCCGACGTTTACCTGACCGGTGATCCCAAGGTGACCTTCTTCCAGACTGCCTACAAGCGTCATACCAATTTCGCCATGGAAACCGTGCAGCAGACCGTGGCCGGTGCCCTGACTTCCGGTGGCCTGACCTCCGTGACCCTGTCTCGCTCAGGCGACCTAGTCGGCGACATGTTCGTGGTCCTGCAGCCCACGCCGTCCAGCTATTCCAACCTGACGACAAACAATAGCGTGGCTGACATGGCGTGGGTCGCCGAGCGCGCATTTTCTTCCGTGGAGGTCTTCATCGGTGGCCAGTCCATCGACAAGCACTACCAGCTGTGGTTCCGTCTGTATGCCGAGGTGTTCCTGAACGACACCAAGAAGCAGAATTACGGTAAAATGGCGTCGTGCCCTTCCCCAAGCAACTCGATTACATCCCCAAGTTACGTGTACCTGCCCCTGATGTTCTGGTTCAACCGCAACCCAGGCCTGTACCTGCCCCTGATTGCCCTGCAGTACCACGAGGTCCGCATCGACTTTAGCATCAGCTCCCAGTACGCGAGCTATTTTGGAACGAATCCATTCGCCGTCTGGGCCAACTACGTGTACCTGGACACCACCGAGCGTGACGCCTTTGCCAAGAAGCCGGCCGAGTACCTGATCGAGCAGGTCCAGCACGTGAACGCCGATCCAGTTGGCTCGACCAACGAGAACACGCCAAGTGTCATCCGTATGCAGTACAACCACCCCGTCAAGGAGCTCGTGTGGTGCTACCAGAACCCCGCCCCCTCCTCCAACCCCAATTCTATGTGGAATTTCTCGTCCGGCGTGTCCAACGTGAATGTGACGGTGGATCCATCCAAGCTGGCGGGCTCTCTCGCTCCATTCTCCCCGGCACACGTTGGGTCACCGGCTCTTTTCGTCCCGGCTCCTTTCGGCACGGCTCTGTATGCCTCATCTAACACCGTCGTTACATCGAGCAATATCCAGACCGGAACTCTTGTGACCGTCCAGTCGAACGTTCTGACCGGCAACGTCTTCTGGGTCGAGTCGGGTGTGCCCATCGCCTCCTCGAACACGGTGTTCGGTCAGGAGGTTGGGCCGATGCACCAGGCCAAGATCATACTGAACGGCACGGACCGCTTCGTCCCCCAGTACGGCAAGTACTTCAACCAGTACCAGCCGTATGTTTACCACTCGGGCGTCCCGTACCCGGGCATCTACGTCTACTCGTTCGCCCTCAAGCCTGAGGAGCTCCAGCCGAGCGGCACGTGCAATTTCAGCCGTATCGATATGGCTCAGATTGCCGTGAATCTCAAGACGGGTATGCCTGCCCTGAACCAGCGTATGTTTGCGGTGAACTACAACATCCTCCGCGTTCAGTCGGGTCTTGGCGGTCTTGCGTTCGCAAATTAGTAAAATTTTTTTCTTGGAGCATAGTACAAAGCGATCATGGCGGGAGGACTTATGCAGCTCGTTGCTTACGGCGCACAGGATGTGTATCTGACTGGTCAGCCCAAGGTGACCTTCTTCCAGGCGGTGTACAAGCGCCACACCAACTTTGCGATGGAGAACATCCAGCAGACGGTGAACGGCACCCCCTCCAACGGTGGCCGCGTGTCCGTGACCATTGCCCGCAACGGCGATCTGGTCGGCGACATGTACATCCGCCTGCAGCCCACTCAGGTGAACGCTTCCAACCTGACCTCGACCAACGCCAACTTCGACATGTGCTGGGTGGCCGAGCGCTCGGTGGCTGACATTGAGCTGACCATCGGTGGCCAGCGTATCGACAAGCACTACCAGACCTGGTGGCGCCTGTACGCCGAGCTGTTCCTCTCGGAGTCCGAGAAGATCAACTACGGCAAGATGACCTCGTCCAGCTCCGCATTCGCCGACTCCGTGAACCCCAACAGCGTGTACCTGCCCCTGCTGTTCTTCTTCAACCGCAACCCGGGCCTGTACCTGCCCCTGATCGCCCTGCAGTACCACGAGGTGCGTCTGGACTTCGACCTGACCAGCTACTTCACCAGCTACTTCGGCACCAGCGCCGTGTTCGAGGTGTGGGCCAACTATGTGTACCTGGACACTGAGGAGCGCCGCCGCTTCGCCCAGAAGGGCCACGAGTACCTGATCGAGCAGGTGCAGCACACCGGTGGTGACTCCATCACCGCCACCGCCGGCGGCCTGTCGTCCAGCCCGGCTGGCGCCCAGACTATCCGTCTGTCCTTCAACCACCCGGTGAAGGAGCTGATCTGGTGCTACACCAACACCGTGTCCACTGCTTACAACAGCCTGTGGAACTTCTCGACCAGCGCGGCCAACGTGAACGTGACCTGCGCGGTGACGCCGTCCCTGGCGGGCGCGGCTCTGCCCCACACCCTGGGCGCTCCCCGCGTGTACGCCAACGCATACGCTCTGACCGGCGCCACCATTGGTCTGACCTCCAACATCGGCTGGGTGGAGGAGGGCTCGTCCAATGTGACTACGGGCTCTGGCTTCGCCACGGAGGTCGGCCCGCTGTACAACTTCAAGCTGGTGCTGAACGGTCAGGACCGCTTCAAGGAGCAGCAGGGCAAGTACTTCAACCAGTACCAGCCGTACGTGTACCACTCGGGCGTGCCTTACCCGGGCATCTACTGCTACAGCTTCGCGCTGCAGCCGGAGGAGCACCAGCCGACCGGCACCTGCAACTTCTCTCGCATTGATAACGCCCAGGTGGCTATCAACATGAAGGGCAACTACACCACCCCGCTGCAGAAGATGTTCGCCATCAACTACAACATCCTGCGCATCCAGTCTGGCATGGGTGGCCTGGCCTTCTCCAACTAGAGAAACTTGCAGTTTCTCCCGCGAAACGCGAAACCCCAAAAAGTGGGCTTCGGCCCCAAGAACGCCAAGGTTCCTGGGATCGAAATGAATTTTAGCGCGAAATGACATGCCATGTCCCCTTGAGAGCCGCAAACTCCTCCTCGATGATTAATGAAGTCATTTCAGGATTGAAATTAGGAGAACAACAAAACACGTCGATATAAATCATATTGTGCTCCGGATACGTGTGGGCACTAAAGTGACTTTCAGACAGGACCAAAACGCCCGTAGTTCCATGGGGCTCAAATTGGTGAAAGGATCGGCCCACGACTGTAAAGCCGCACCTTTCAGCGATTCGATTCATAATTTTCTCAAGATGGGAGGCGCGAGAGACCCACACCCCATCGATGCGACCAACCAAGTGCTTCATCTTGATTATTTAAGGGTTGCTGATTTTATATACAATTAGACCGAGAGCCAACACCAGGTACAAAAGTGCAAAGAACCGCTGGCCAAATTTCTCCTGACCCTCGCTGCTCGCCTCGACGAAGCTGCTGACGCTGAGGGCGCTTAAGATCATAAACAGCAGAACCATGAAAGCCAAATCAGACTTAGAGTCAGCCATTTATATATTATTATAAAATAAATGGACTCCCTGTCGGGGTCAGACCTTGTAAAATATATACAAAAAATAAACCCGGGTGCGAGTATAGAGGAGGTTCTTGAAAAAACTCGGACGGTGACACTTGAACGAATTTTGTTTCAAATTAAGAAGGTGGAGTATGAAACGCCCATGGACCTTCTGGAAGACCTTTGTGATTTTCAACTAACAATAGAGGATGCGAGGACTATTATGGATTGGTGCGGGGGTGATGCGAAACAGTTGAGTGAATCACGGTCTTTCCATACTATTTACAATTACATGTCTAGGAGGATTAAAACCCCTTGTTGCCCGTGGAGACGGTAACCTCCGTGTACCAAAAGTACAAAAAGTACACACCGGTCACCATCAGGAAAGTGGCCTTGATAACCTCAGAGGCGACGGCGCGGCGGTCTGGGTCCAGGAAGGCCTGGAGACCGATGAGGATCATTGTCAAGGCGACGACCAGAATCATCACGTCATACAGAGCCATTTATTAAGAGCGCGGATAAAAATTACAATTCTTGTCTGTACAGAGACCAGATGAGTTACTCGTACATAAATCCTTCACAGGGTATTCTCGAGATGACGCTCGAAGCCCTGGGTGGGTTTGCTCCTGCACCGGCCCACCTGACGCTTCCGGAAGTTCCCACGATCGATTGCGAGCTCGAAGCGGATTGGAAAGAGTTTGAAGGCAAACTTGGCGAATTCAAGCGCAAATTTTACAAGGCCAAGAGAGACTTGGGCATCAAAACAAACGAACTCGACGAATTGCAAAAAAGTTCAATAATTGCAAAACTGATTTTAGATAACGTGCCTTCTGAAGACTTAAAGGCACGAGTGGCATCAGTAATAGACAACTACGAGTCTGAAACGGGCGTCGTCGCCCTGACTCAACAATGTGGGGAACTTAAGGGGCAGATTCAAGCAATGAAGATTGTTCTGCAGGACACGGAGGCTGAAAGGTACGAGAGATTCACATGTTTCATTTGTCAAGAACGCCTTATTGACTTGTTTATTGACCCGTGTGGTCACGTGGTGTGTTCGAATTGTTGGACTCAAACCCGGGACAAGAGAAAGTGTCCCGGGTGCCGCGCAGCGATTAACAACGCCAAGAAGATTTTCACCATCTGATGCCCTCATAGCACAGTGGTAGTGCGCTTGTTTAGTAGCGAGGAAACATCGTTTCCGAGTCGCCGAACAGCAAGAGGTCCTGAGTTCAAACCTCAGTGAGGGCAGCGCACATAGTATAGTGGTTAGTACAGGACCCTTCCAAGGTTCAAGGCGGGGTTCAATTCCCCGTGTGCGCAGGTGCGTTAAATTTGAAAAGTAAATACCTTGACGGTTTCATAGTATAACGGTTAGTACACGAGACTCTGAATCTCGGAATGGGAGTTCGATTCTCCCTGGAACCTTGCGTCTGACCTTAGCTCAATTGGTAGAGCGAAAGACTGTAGTTGTTAGTAATTATCTTTAGGTCGGTGGTTCGATTCCGCCAGGTCAGACTGACCCGAGTAAGTCGTAAAACTGCTCCGTGCTCCTGTAACTCAGTTGGTAGAGTGTGAGGCTGTTAGGAGAGGTGCTTATACCTCGACGCGTGGGACCTCAAAGTCGCAGGTTCGAAACCTGCCGGGAGCGTTTTTTTCAATCGTTCAACCCCGATTGAAAAATACGCTAATATAAATGCTAAAAATATTTAGAAAATTGTTCAGTCCCAGAAGATCCCCAAAGAAGAAAAGCCTCAGTCCAGCGACTAAACGGGCCAACAATATACAAAGAAAATTCAAGAAGTATCTGAAGAATGGTTACTCAATAAACCAGGCGCGTTACTGGTCAAAGTTATAAAGACTTGAGGCTTGATGAAATAAATGTCGTTGGCCCGTCTCGTCGATGCCATGCCGCGAGGTGTGAACGAAGGTGACGCGGCCATCGTACAGGCTGCCCGGGTCTCTTACGGAGCCGGTACAAAGTCCGTGAGCGACGATCGGGCCCTCATTCGCTATCTCATGCGTCACAAGCACACCACACCGTTTGAGATGGTTGAATTTAAGTTTCATATTCGCGCCCCCATCTATGTGGCGCGTCAGTGGCTCCGTCACCGCACGGCCAGTGTGAACGAGCTGTCGGCCCGGTACTCCATCGTACACGACGACTTCTTCTTGCCTGACGAGCTCCGCAAGCAGGCCAACACACGTGGTCAGGGTGGGGAGGAGGCGTACGGTGATGGATCCTCGAACCTTCTGGCAAAGCAAAAGGCTTCGTGTGACCTCGCATTCCACACCTATGATGAGCTCATCAGCAAGGGCGTCTCCCGTGAACTGGCTCGGTCCCACTTGCCTCAGTGCACCTTTACTGAATTTTACTGGAAAATTGACCTTCATAACCTGCTTCACTTTCTGCAACTCCGCATCGATGATCACGCCCAAAAGGAAATCCGGGACCTGGCTGTGCAAGTATACGATTTGATCAAGCCCATGTGCCCTATGACGTGCGAAGCCTTTGAAGACTTTCGGCTCGGGTCCATCACCCTGAGCCGTCTTGAAGTCGAGGCTCTCAAATCGGGAAAGAGTGATATTTTGGGAAAGGGTGAGAATCAGGAGTTTAAGGAAAAGATTTCCAGAATTATGAATGAAGGTGAAGATTCCGGCAGCACTGCGTGAACAGGTTTGGCTGACATTCTGTGGGGATCGACTTTTCAAACACAAGTGCCTCGTGACGTGGTGTGAAAACGTCATGACGCCTTTTAATTTTCATGTGTGCCACAATCTGGCCGAAAGCAAAGGAGGAGCTACTGACATTAACAACTTGAGACCCATCTGCGCCAAGTGTAATATGTCAATGGGGGACGAGTACAGCATCGACGAGTTTTCTGCTTTATCGGCTCCTAAACAGGCACGGCACCTGTGGGAGTGTTTCAAGTACTCAGGAACTTCATCTTCTCCTGCGTCTTCACCTGAAAGAACATGAAAATAAAGACCATCAAGGGTAAGCTGCGGAGCTCACCGAGAGCCGAGTGCTCGTATCCGTACCAGCCTTCCATGGGGAATGGTATATTCTTGATGAAAATTCGAGCACCGTAGACTATGGCTGCCACGAGTCCAAACTGAACACAAACCTCGATGAAGGTTTGCCACTTTGGCTTTGTCTTGTCTAATTTTGGTGTAAAACTGTCAAGAATTCTGGAAACGACGAATGCAAAGACGAAGCAAATGACACCAACCCATGCAACTCCCAATGCCCGAATGAGATCGTGTGACATTGCTTACTTGTGTTAAAGAAAAAAGTCCTTTGGAAGTTTGGAGTGCAAGCTCCAAACCCAGCTCCAATAACATAATCGGTTAGTGTATCGGTCTTATGAAAATTGAATTTTCATGCAAGTGAGCCGAAAATCCGAGTTCGATCCTCGGTTGGAGCAGGAATCTTTGATTCCGTCGCGACTTCAAGTCGCTCAGGCTCTGTGGCGAAATTGGATATCGCGTGGGACTTCTATGAAAGAACGCAGTTCTTGAGTGGGACGGCATCCCGAGATTGCGGGTTCGACCCCCGCCAGAGTCAAATTATTATATATCTAAATATAAATGGCTTTTGTTCTAAGATTCGGCAAACCTCTTTCGATGTTGGTGGCCTGCGTCGCGTGCATGATTTGCAGCGGAACTCTGGGAGGGTACATCAATGATATTTATGTCAAGAAAACTGGAGAAAATGACAAAACAAAAGCAGAAAAGGGTTCTGCTATTGCATTTTCAGTCGTCATGTGTATTGCATTGATGATATATTTTGTTTTAGGTCTATTCATCTAGCATCAGTGTCCGAGTTGGTTAAGGAGGCAGACTTAAGTCCCAGTCACGTAGTGACTGTACTAAACGTGATCTGCTGCTCGTATGAGCGCGTGGGTTCGAACCCCACCTGATGCAAGGGAGTTAACTGAAAGTTAACTCGTGATTCGTAACGTTCCATAAAATCTATACATAGTAATAGATGGATTTTATGAAATGTATATGGGATTCTGACGGTATTGCCCATGTCACGCTCACGGTCAAAGACTATCCAGAATATGGCGTGACCCTGGACGACATCAAACCCATGATTCAGGAAATTCGTGAAAAGTCTTCAGGTATGATCATCAAGGCGGACTTGGCAGGTGCGGGTATTGTTTCGATAGACAGGTTTAAACTCATCGTGAAAATTGTCAGGGATGTGGTTGATTACACGCGCCATGACAACATCCTCAGACAAATTCAGTTTATAAATACAGGCTTTATCTTCAGGGCTATTTATGGTCCCATAAGTTTCGCCATTCCCAAATATTTCCGCGATATTGCTGTATTTTTATAAACCCTGCGCCTTTATAGATGGCTCAGGAAACAGTTTCCTGGCTCCGTTTCCAACCTGACGAGGACGCCAAGATCCTTTACGTTGACATTCTCGTCGGGAAACTCATAGAACTTCAGCCCAGCACCACGGAAGCCACGGACGCGTTTTGTCAGGGGCTTTACCCAGTTCTTGACCAAATTCAAGCGCTGTGTGTCCAGAACGGTTTCAAGCAAGTGTGTTCAGCGGACCTTCATGGTATTCGCGTCAGGTCTATCAAACCCATGATCATTATGCGTATGATATGGAATGTCTATGAGCATACCAAGAACTGTATTTTACTTCAAAATTGTCAAGTGTCTGGAGGGGGGCAGTTCTTCAACACGCTTGTCGGGGCGCTCCGAGGTCTCCTCCCACCATTCATGAGGAACCTCATCACGTTAATTCCAGACGAAAATTGTATAGACTCTCAAGTAGATGGATCAGATTCCGAAGGTGACTCATCAGATATGGTTTCAGGGGTGGAACAATTTACCTGAAAAATATCACCGTGACACTGAAAAGCTTTCAATTTTGAATCAAAATTGGGAACACGTGAAATGGGATGAACAATCCCTGAGAGCCGAGTGTGAAAAGTTCAGTCCAGAGGCTCTAGTAAAATTCGATGGATTCACGAACATGATTCAGAAGGTGGATTTCGGGAGGTATGTCGTTCTTCACAATTATGGAGGGGTGTCTGTCGACTGTGACGCGGAATGCCTCAGACCTCTCGACAAAATACCGGGCTTGGACAGATATGATATTATAGTAAGTAAAAATTCACTAAATAGGATGGAAAATAAAGTGGCTTCATTTGGCTTTGCAAAAGACTTGTTGATGTTTAATAACGCAACAATTGCATGCGCAAAAGAACACGCCCTCATGAAACAGTTTATTGAATTTTTGATCGAAAATGAATCATGGAATGAAGATGAGACACTCGATACACAGCTTCAAACAGGACCCCTTATCATGAGTATATTTTTCAATAAATATATTGACGACATTTTCATAGAAGATGCTGAAATATTTGAACCATGGGGTAATATTACGAAAAGAACAATTCTTAATCATAAATATGACCAGTCGTGGGTTTCACCTATGAAGGTTATGCCTCTTAAAATTTACGGGTTTATTAAGAACAATCTTATATTGGTTCTATTAACATGTATTGTAATTATCAAATTCTTTTTCATACGTAAAGTAGTGGAGAAGAGTCTTACATAAAAACACGAGACGCGAAATCCGCAAGATGACAGACCTCCTCGTGTTCTACCCCAAGGGAAAACACCTGTACATTGAATTCCTGGGGGCGAAATATATTGAGAATCAACCGAAGAATGCCATGGAGGCTTCTGAATTTTCACTCAAAATTAAGCCTGTAATTGACCAACTGGATGCTTACGTGGAGAAGCATGGGCTCAAGGAAATTATAGAGTTGAATCTCAAGGGGGTCCCAATTTCAAAACTAAATTCAGAGACGACCGTACACTTGCTCAAACTCGTGTCTGACATTCGTCCGGAAAAGGGTCTTCTTGAGAAGATCAAGATTACAAACTCGAACCCTATTTTCAATATGGTCTACAGGGGTGTTCGAGGGCGTCTCCCTGACCGCATCACGTCCATCGTCGAATTTGACAACGATGGTAAATTTTTTTAGCGCGTTAAATTAGGATGACGAAGACAGACGACGCTCGGTGGCATCCAGATGAGCAGGAGTTCCTGGCGAAGCTCGAGCAACAGTGTAACGTGTACACAGACTACCACAATAAAGACCACATTTATTACCAAAAATTGGCGTCAAAGTTCAATGTCCCTATCCTGATCGTGTCTGCCGTGAACGCCTTGACAGCCGTGGCCCTTAACTCTTTCATTGCCCAGGAATTCGTCAGTGTTCTGAACGCCGTTTTATCGGCGGGTACAGGAGTTCTTGGATCTATTCAATTGTACATGAAAATTAATGAAAAGATGACAAACTCTGTACGGGCCGCGACGCTCATGAAGCGTTTAGCCCTGAAAATTTCCAAGGAACTCAGTATCGCACCTGAAAACCGCGTCACCGACGGGCAGGCTTTCTTGGCCGATTGTTTCGCCGAGTTTAACACAGCGCTCGAACAAGGAAACCCTGTTGAAAAGAATTTACACAATCACCTGGCTTTCACGCCGATGCCCAAGAGGGAAAAACAGAGTCTTTTAGATGTCATAACCGGAACGCCGCGGAGAAACTCAATCACGGGCGACTTTAGTTCAAATGGAAGCCTTTCACGTCTTGGGGAGCCTCGCGCCAAAAAGCTTTGGGGTCTCGTTGAAAGAGCTCAAATAGACGCTCGTTCTCGTCCCGAATTAGCAACTCCTTTTCGTCAGAACGAATCATCCCCGGGGGGATCGACTCCAGAAGAACCGGATTTAGAGCTTGGAGCTCGGGGCTCCTGAGCTTGGCAACCTCGAAACCAATGTCTAGATCGAGTGGGAGGGACGGATCCTCCGTCTCTACCCGGATCCAATAGTGTTCACACGCCTCCTTAGTCTCTGGTATGACGCAAAAACCCTTGACCATTTCAGACCGTGTTCCCTGGTGGTCAAGGACTTTTTTGAGAATAGCTGCATGATGAACGACATTCCCTGATACATTGCGCAGTTTGAGGCGGAGAGCCAATCGCCGGAGTTCAACGTCCATACTTTTAGTATCTTTTTGTTTCTCTATATTATGAGTTGGTTTACAGGACTTTTAGTTGGAATTTTGGTGACAATTATACTCATTGTCGTCATAGCCAACGTAATTCCACCAGACCAGCCGCCACCTGTCGTGGTACCCGTCGCCGCCCCTTCTCCTGCTCCCGGCCCTTCGCCGAGTCCTGCACCGTCCCCGGGTCCAGCAGCCTTTTCACCGGCCACGAGTTTCGCGCCTGCACCGTCCCCGGGTCCGGCGGTCTTTTCACCGGCGCCAAGTCCGGCGGCGTCCCCGGGTCCAGCAGCCTTTTCACCGGCCACGAGCTTCGCGCCAGCACCAAGTCCGGTGGTGACCGGCAGTCCCAAGAAGGGGTTCGTCTATGATTTGAAAATAGATGGCGCCACAAACACTCAATTTAATCAGCAAATGCAGAGCCTGAACCTTGGATGGTACTATAACTGGGGCCTGACAGGGTCACCTGGTTTGAATCTGAAATTCACACCCATGTGTTGGGGAGCGCCCGACGCTGCAAAACTGTCCCAGATTCCAGCTGGGTCTACAGAGCTCTTGGCGTTCAACGAGCCCGATGGCAACAATAAAGGCGCCCAGTCGAATATGAGCATCGCTCAGATTGTAGAGCTATGGCCTACACTCAAAGCGACAGGTCTCAGGATAGGTTCTATTGCAGCTTACACGAGTCCTTTAGCCCCGTCATATACAGAGCCTCCTGGCCCACCAGAATCTGGACGTCTCACACCCGCGCAGGGTTCTTTAAGTACATCTTACTTTGATGCCCTCTGGACAGCCTTGAGTCAGGCGGGAATGACGCCTGATTTCATAGCTCTTCACTGGTACGCACCGCCTAACGCGACTGGATTTTTGAAATGGATTGACGATATCTACGCCAAATACCAGAAACCTATATGGATCACCGAGATGTGTCCCGCGGATTGGAGCGTGGGCAAGCCGGGTGGTCCGGCTTTTGAATCATTTTCAACGGCCGAAATTCAAACCTTTATGGACGCTGTTGTTGCTGGTATGAATTCCCGTAGTTATGTCGAACGTTTCAGTTGGAAGACCCGCCCCACGACTGACGTCAACATGGGCAATGGCGCACTGATAGCACTTGATGGTACTTTAACGCCCCTGGGTCAGCACTACGCAAGCCTTTAAAAAACTCCGACGCTCTATTAATATGGACCCAATTCTCACCCCTTCGACAGCCCGTTTCACAACTTTTCCCATCCGGTACTCCGACCTATGGGCACTTTACAAAAAGGCGATTGCAAGTTTCTGGACGGTCGAGGAGATTGATTTGGCGGCCGACCTCAAGGACTGGGACCGTCTGACTGATTCAGAACGCCACTTCATCAAGACGGTCCTGGCGTTCTTCGCCGCCTCAGACGGAATTGTCATGGAAAATATCGACATGAACTTTTCGAAGGATGTACAGATTTCAGAAGCTCGGGCGTTCTATGCGTATCAGTCATTTAACGAGTCTATTCACTCGGAGACGTATTCGCTTATGATTGACAAATTGGTCAGGGATCCGGAAGAGAAGGCGGGACTTTTCAGGGCTATAGAGATATCACCCGCTGTTAAACACAAGGCGGAATGGGCAATGCGATGGATGCACAGGGACTCGCCTTTTGCACAGCGGCTAGTAGCTTTCGCATGTGTGGAAGGAATCTTCTTCTCGGGGTCCTTCTGTTCTATTTTTTGGCTCAAAAAGCGGGGTCTCATGCCTGGTTTGTCGTTCAGCAATGAACTCATATCCCGCGACGAAGGTCTTCACCAGGAGTTTGCAGTGACCCTGTACCACAATTTACAGACTAAATTGGAAGACGAGACTATCAGGGACATTGTGAATGAGGCGATCGCAATTGAGAGTGAGTTTATCACAGAGGCTATTCCGTGTCAACTCATCGGTATGAACGCCAAGGAGATGCAAGAGTATATCCGGTTCGTGGCAAACCGGCTCTTGAAGCAATTGGGTTGTAAATTCACTCTGGACCACGCTGAGAATCCTTTCGACTGGATGGAGAACATCTCGTTGGAAGGAAAGACCAACTTCTTTGAGAAGAGGGTCGGCGATTATTCAAAGTTCTCGTCAGAAGGTGAAGTGAGATTTGACGAGGAGTTCTAGGCCGTCACGGAATAGACGAAACGGTCCTGCTGAAAGTGCTTGGTGTTCTGATCATCCTGGTCATCGCGGGTCTCGAACTTCAAGCCGCCGGCCATCAGGTACCCCGAACGCTTACCGAAGAGGGCACCCAAAACAGCCATGAGAATCACAAACACGAGACCATGGAGCAGAAGGCCCGGGACTGTGGGAACACCGATGGGATCGGCGACCCAGCTTCCGAGCTGGCGCGTCGTCCTGTACGACATGGGACTTGCCAGAGCTGCAAAGACCAATATGGCAAGAAGACTACTCATTTAATATGTTGTTACAAATTAAATGGAGGAAGGTGCCATTACGCTTTTTGTAATTTCACTTATTCTTTTTGTAGCTGCTGTGGCTGTTATACTATACAACGCAAGCATGGCACCCAGTCCCGTCCCTTTAACAAGCTCAGGAATTCCAAACCCAAATAGCACCATGATAGGCGCCAAGTGCCCCGTCGGGTGTACGTGCTTTCCGAACACGGACGCCACCTTACCTACAGACAAACCGACTCAGTTTTGCGGGTATCTGAGTAACGACACCATGTTCTCGTGTCCGGCTGAGTGTTGCCAACCAACGTGCATCAACCAGGATGTTCAGGGAATCGCACAGCGTTCCAGTGTTTAGGGTCACAGTCGCTGCGCGACTGGTTCAATTACACCGACCGCCATAGCACGTGTGATAGCACTCGTTGCCGTTGTCGCAGTACTCACCGGCCATTTTGGGACCGTAAAAGTTCGACTTGCGAACGATCAAAAGACGCATCAAAAAGCCCACGACGGCTATGAAAACAATTGCGTGAAGCACAAGGCCTGCGTTCGTTGGCAGGCCTTCTGCGTTCGCGACCCAACTTCCCAGGATCCCACGAACCGCCTTGTACGCGGCCGGGTTCGCAATGACCACGTAGGCCACAAAAGGGATCAGGTAATTGAGACTCATTTAATATTTAGGGGAGAGAATTTTGGAAGTCTGTTTACTGGTCGACGTCAAAGTCTCCTGGGTGCATGGCGAGTCCCTCGACACCGTGCCCGCGGGATACAACGTACTGAGTACCGACATCGCCGACACCCATGTTTCCGAGCTTCACAGTACCACCATATCCCGACTTCTTGGCGCCCCAGACCAGGCGCCACAGGAAGTGCGCGACGATGACGAATACCAGGGCGTGCAGAAGCAGACCCGCGGTTGTCGGCAGACCGTCGGCCGCCGCGACCCAGTTGCCCAGAACCGAGCGGGTCAGCTTGAAGGTGGCTGGGTTGGCCACCGCGAAAAACACGGCAAAAGGAACAGCCTTCTTCTTCAGATCAAAGTCCATTTGGTACTATTGTATGAGATTTTAAAACATTCCGTACCCTGAGGGCGGCTTCCATGCCGGTTTGGCACTCGAGCTCGAGGACTTGCCAGCACTACGCGCACCGCGTCTCTCGCGGTTTTCCTGGGCCTGTTCGTTGCGCCGCTTCTCTTCATTTTCAGCCTTCATTGCAGCTTTATGGGCTGCGATATTCTTGTTACGATTTCCAGTAAGTTTCCCTTTCACTTGGCGTCTTATTTCAAACCGTCCCTTGGTAGGCTGGGAAGCTATTGCGATATTCACGCGACGAATTAGGTTCTTCTGGGCATTTGTAAGCTCGTATTTGTTAAGTGAATTTACAGCCTGTTTCCAGTCAAGTTTATTTGGATATCTGCTTCCCCCAACCGGTATGAGCATATTTTTACTCAAAAAACTATATGCATTTATCGACGCCGTCCCTGGTTGTGTTCTCGTCAAGGTGTTTCGCGGGCGCGCACCCGTGAGTTTGAAATTTTCAAAGAAATTTGCCAAGGACTTTTTGGGCGCCATCTGTGCCACAAGCCCGGCCCGACGTCCGGTCAACGGTGCCGCGCCCATTTTTGAAGCCAGGACCGCCCTTCTCAAAGCGTTCCGAGCCTTTCTAGCCTTCTCAGCCGCCGCCTCGGCTAATTTCCGCGCCGCTTCTCGCTCTGCGGCATTTTTAGCTGCAGCGGCCGCTGCATTCGCTTCGGCTTGGGCGCGAGCAGCCTCTTCCGCCGCCTTTTTAGCCGCTGCGTTGTTCGCCGCCTTTTTAGCCGCTGCGTTGTTCGCCGCCTTTTTAGCCGCCGCCTCTTCCGCCGCCGCCGCTGCGTTGTTTGCCGCCTTTTTAGCCGCCGCCTCTTCCGCCGCCGCATTGTTCGCCGCCTTTTTAGCCGCCGCGTTGTTCGCCGCATTGTTGTTATTCGAGCCCCCCGAGGGTTGTTGATTAGCGGGGGGCTTTACGGGTTTAAAGTACTCTGATGACGTATGATGCGATTAAGCGCTGCATTTACGTTAGCATTCTTGAGGTTCACACCTGCAGCCTGTGCTGCGTTGCGAACTTCCGCCAAGAGAGCATTCGCCTGATTACGGGTAGAAACCTCGCCCAGGAGTTTGTTATTCGCCGTCTTTGCGAGAGCCGCATTGAGCCGAGAACGGTTCGTGACGTTCGTACCAGCCTTGGGTGGCAGACGAGACTCGTGATTCATAATGCGAGTGATGGCGGCGTTTACGTTCTTGTTCTCGAGGTTCACACCCGCGTCGGCGGCCGCTTTCTTCAATTCTTGTAACAGAGCCGCTGATTTATTGCGATTGTTAATATTACTCTGGAGTTTCTGATTAGTGGTCTTGGCGATAACGATATTTAGAGCAGATCTGTTGGGAGGCGGTGGGCGTGCCACGGTGCCATTCAGTTTTGCTTTCGCATCCATGAGCAAATCATATTGCCGGCTCGTGGCGTTGAGAGTTGGAAGCTTGGCATTTATGGCTGCGCGAAGCTTCGCCTTGTTATTTGCTGAAAGATTCTTGTTCGCTTCGGCTGCCAGCGAATTGGCATTCATTTTTGTGTAGTTCAAAGGAGGGACGGCCGCGTTCAGAAGAGCGGCACCCTTATTGTATTTCTTAATGAAATTGACTATTGCCCGGTTCATGGCATTGCGCTGAGACGCAGTCATCATCATCGCATTTTTCTGATTTTCTGGGATTGTAGTGTTGTTGCGAATTTTACGCAGGGCATTCACAAGACTTCTCACTTGTGTGTTCAAAGTCTTGATGTTGTTCGGTGAAAAATTCAAGTTTGTTTTAAGCACCACCGGTGCCGCTCCTCGCCGAAATCTGGAAAAAAATCCATTCGCCATGTCTTACTGAGTGCCGAGAAAAAAGACCCAAACAGGGCTTAAGGACCTGAAGCCCTAATACAGTAGAACAAAGCAAATGGCCACTCTCCAGATGTTCAGCTCCTTCGATGCCTCCAACGTCACTTTCTCGGATGTGCGCAAGAACGCCAAGGGTGGCAAGGCGGTCTATCTGAACGCAGCGGGTGGTGGCAAGCTAATTTTCCAGCTTCCTCAGCTCCGTGCGCCTTTCGGTCTGAGCGAGTACAAGGATGAGGCTTCGGGTCGCGTGAGCTACACGCTTCCCCTGAGCCTCGACAAGCCTGAGGTCTTGGAGGCGTTTTCCAAGCTGGATGCCCGTGTGCTCGACTACATCACCGAGCATTCCGAGGAGCTTCTGGGTAAGAAGATGAGCCGCGAGGTTATCTCCGAGGGCATGTACAAGTCGCCGGTCAAGCCGAGCACCAAGGAGGGGTACGCGCCTATCCTCAACCTGAAGGTTATCACCGATCTGAAGACGGGTGGCGTGGCCACCGAGGCGTACAACGCACAGCGCCAGTCTGTGCCTCTGAACAGCCTGGAGAAGGGTCAGGCGCTGAGCGCCATCGTCGAGATCAACCAGATTTGGCGCACTCCAGCTGGCGTCGGTATCTCGATCCGCGTCCACCAGGTGATGTTCGCACCGACCAACAAGCTGAAGCCCTGCGCTTTTCTTGCCCCAGCTGACGAGCCCGTCTCCGACAAGGGATCCGACGCTGGCGAGATTGAGTACGAGACCGACCCCGATGCGGAGTAGCCCCAGTTCCGTAGGAGGACCTCCGGTCCGACGGGAAACCATAGGTTTCCCTAGACTTGTGAACCCCGCGGCGCACAAGTCCTACGGACTTGGCCGGATCCCAGACTTTGAACTCTAACAAAATATGTGTAATAGATATAAATGAGCTGGATAAATTCCAGACAATTTACAATTTCTAACCGTAATGGTCGTCACTATGTGTTTCGTCGAAACAACGCCGGTAACACAGAGATTAACATTCCCGCCAATATCGTCAGCAAGGGTCAGGCTGTCGCATGGCTTAAGGCCCACCCGAACAAGGTGGCCAATCCTACGCGTTACAAAGCCAAGGGCGCGCGCGGCGCGGCCAAGCCACAAGAAAAGAATAATAACACTATACTTGTTCCTTATGTAAATCAAAAAGGAATAAAGTTTTACCGGCGCGTCAAGAGGGCCAACTACAAACCACCTCCACCTGCTCCCAAGTATTACCCGGGGCGGAAAACACCTCCAGGTGGCTGGAGGTACCCGGCGCCCAAGTTGGCTCCTTTCACAAAGATGCCCAACATAATCCCCAAGAACGAGTGGGCCATGACGTGTGACCAGCTCAAAGCATCGCTCGATTCCATGAAGCCGATAGGCAAGGGCCGTCAGGGTATAGTGTTCACGGCCAAGCAGATCGGCGGTAACAAACGGCCTTTCGCTGTGAAGGTGGCCCCTCGCGATCTCGCCGCCTCGAAGCGTGGCGAGCCCCAACCCGTCGACATAGAATTCAAGATTCAGGACGCCGTTCAAATTTACACACCCAATGTCGTGCGCGTCTACAAGAACATGCGCTGTGAAAACTTCATCCCGCCGGCTCAAATGAATATGCCTAACGTTCAGAATTCTACCCATTACGACAAGTCGAAGCAGGGCATCCTCCTCATGGAATACGCCACCGGTGGTTCACTCGATTCTTGGATGAAAAAGCAGACCAAGGTTGATGACGCGACTATGGCTAAAATCATCTCAGACATCCTTACGGCCCTTTTTAATATTCAATTTAGACAACCTGATTTCAGACACAACGATCTTCACATGCAGAATGTGTTTGTCGCGGAGCGCGGCTTCCTCATAGGTGACTTTGGATGGGCCCGTCTGAAAAAGTCCGGTACCAATCCTGCTGTGAACACGGCCAACGGCACCAAGACGGCGGCATTCTGGGGCGTGGGCCCCAAAACTGATGAGCGCTATGACCATCACCTATTTCTGAATGAATTACTCGATTGGGCCATGAGGCACGAGCCAGCTTCGCACCCCAAGGCCATAGAGTTTTTGAAGATGGCCGTGCCACCCGGGTACCGTGGTGCCACGGATACGCACGTCTCGGAGTGGCGGCTCAAGTATGGGGACCCGTGCCCAGGTCTGCCTTCACTGGCTCAAGTTCTGAATCACCCATTCTTGTCTGGAAAGCGCGTGACGTCACTCAACCTCAAGGCGGCCAAGGCGGCGCTCAAGCCAGTCAAGGTCAAGCGCATTTCGTCTCTGGAATTGCAAAAGGCCAAGGCGAAGCTCAAGTCCAAGAATCTGCGCAAGCCCGTGCGTTTCATCACGAGTCTGCAGCTGAGAAAGGCCAAAGAGAAGCTCAAGATGGTGGCCCGTCCCAAACCCAAGCCGCGCATCACAGGCTACAACCTGCGCGCGGCCAAGGCGAAGCTGAAGGCCATCGCCCGTCCACGCCTGCCGAGCCCACTGAGTCCCCTGAGCCCGCCCAAGAAGAAGGTGGCGCTCCCCAAGGGCCTATTAAAGAGCAATAAATTCAACAAATTGGTGGAGAAAATATGGAAGAATGCAGGTTCTGCATCAGGTGCTAATTTCCAAAACGCATGGAACAGTTCTAGATTGAAGGCGATCAAAGTTATCGAGAATCGTCTGCGCGACAACAAGCCGGCCTTCACCCCCAGCCCACCCAAGGCGAAGGCGCCGAGCCCAGTAAAGCCCAAGGCCAAGAGCCCGCCCAAGGCCAAGCCCAAGGCTCCCAGCCCAGTGCGCCGCCCCAACTACAAACTGAGTCCCAGTTCAGGAAGGGCCAAGATCAAGTCCAAGAATACGGGTCGGTGGGTCTATGTCAACATTCACTATTCTATGGATGAATTGAAAAGACTGGCGGCGAATTTGAGCGTGAACATCAAGGGTCTCCGTTCAAAGGCGAATATTGCCAAGAAACTTTTTGGTTAGTAATATAAATGATGAAACGCAAGGACATGTTGATCGTCGCCCTGCTGATAGCCCTCGTGTTTCTGCTGGCCACCAAGATTGTGTCGTTCGGAGACGCACTGACCCCTCCAGACAAGGGCAACATCATCGTGTACGGCTCCAAGGCGTGCCCGTGGTGCGTCAAGCAGGAGAAGTACCTGATTGACAACGGCCTCCCGTACACGTTCGTGGATTGCAAGCAGGGCAACTGCCCCGACTTTGTGTCCGGTTTCCCGACCCTGCTGGTGGACAACGTCGTGAAGGTGGGCTACAACGAGGTCTAAATGTGAACAGGTTTTTTGAACAAAATCCAAAACCCATCCCACAGAAACAAAGCTATTGAAAAGCTTTTTATAAACAGGTCGTCGTATTCGTGCCCTTTTCGGGCAAGAATAGGACTGACGATGAATACGGCTGCGAATCTTCCCGGCTGGTCTCCGAGCGGCGAAGCCGCGAGCCGGTGCACGGCACCGCCGGCCTTAACAAAGACACTGATGGGTTCGTGTAGCGGTCGTGCTAGCCAGAGTTTTCAGGAGGGTGTTCATTTATTAAATTAATATTCACAAATATTAAATGTCTGATCCGTGGAAGCCTGCGAATAACAACTTGCGTAATAACGGCAAGGTTGGCTACGTCCCCACGAGACGTCAGAATAACCGTGGCCCCAACTTTATCAGGACCTATACTCGCGTTGTGAAGGGTGCGAATGGTAAATGGAGCGTCGCTCCCGGTACAAAGGTGGGGGACTTTTACAAGACCAAGAACGGCACGAACTTCAACAAACTCACAAAGCTGTACGGAGGGTTCATGCCTATCCAGACGAACCTTAAATGGTCGACCCTACCGAGAAACGCCGCGAGACGCGTTGCGTACGTGTA